ATATATAATGATATTGATTCTAGCACCCTACATGATTTTTTTGCAAGTACAGGGAGTGATTATAATAGAAAATGGTCGGAAAATAAATTTACATGGTAATAATGGAGAATAAAATGATTGATGGTGAAGAACAAATTAGATTTTTAAGATTGAAATTAGCGGAAACAAGCGATCCAACTGAAAAAGAATATATCATTAAACAATTGCAATTATTAGAAGCAGACGAATCTATTAAAGATCAAACATTATTGGTAGAGTGATATGGTAAAGGAACGAAGCATTTATGATGAATTAAGCGATGAACGCAAAGAACTTCAATCTCAAGGTAAACTGCCAAGCTGGGTGACTACTCTTGCTTGGCAAATGCTTAAAGAAAAATACCTATCAGAACAATATCCTGATTTAGAATCTGTTTATCGTAGAATCGCTAAACATGCTGCAAAATACGCGCCAGAACCAGAAGTGTGGGAAGATAAATTCTTTAATTTATTCTGGAAAGGGTGGTTGGCTGCATCAACCCCAGTGTTATCAAATATGGGAACTGGAGTTGGATGTCCTGTAAGTTGCAGCGGAGGTTACATAGAAGACAGCGTGTATGGTTTCTACTCCACTCAATTAGAAACGGCAATTCTTTCTAAAAACGGATTTGGCACTTCCGGATATATGGGTGATATTCGACCAAGAGGAGCAGCGATTAATGGCGTTAAAGGCGGAGCAAGTGGCGTATTACCTGTATTCAAAGATTTCGTACAATTATCACGGGATATTAACCAAGGTTCACAACGTCGCGGTGCTTGGGCAGGATATATTGAAATCGATCATCCAGATTTTTATGAGTTGGTAAATTTCATTAGCAAAAATCCCGACGACGCGAATATTGGTTGGAATATTACTGATGCATTCATCGAAAGATTAGAATCTGGTGACCAAGAAGCAATCGAGCGGTATCAAAAAGCATTAAAGTTAAAAATGATTACTGGTAAAGGATATTTTTTATTCATTGATAAAGTGAATAGAATGAATCCTGAAGTGTATAAAAATAAAAACATTGACGTGAAGGCGAGTAATCTTTGCACGGAAATAGTTTTGCACTCTAGCGATGATTATTCATTCTCTTGCGTTCTATCATCAATGAATGCTACATTGTATGATGAATGGAAAGATACCGATGCTGTATTTGATGCTACCGTGTTCTTGGATTGCGTCAATCAGGATATGATTGAGATTGGCAAGAAAACGCCTGGTATGGAGAAGGTAGTTAAATTTGCCGAAGAGAGCAGAGCGTTGGGATTGGGTTTACTTGGATTCCACACTTATCTACAAGATAACTCGATTCCGTTTGAATCAATGGAAGCATACTTCAGAAACATTGAAATCTTCCAACATTTAAATAATGAATCGTTGAGAGCATCGAAATGGATGGGTATGAATTGGGGTGAACCTGATTGGTGTTTTGGATACGGTATTAGAAACACACATAGACTTGCGGTTGCGCCGAACCTATCATCAGCATTAATTTGCGGTTCTGTTTCGCAAGGTATTGAACCGATTTACAAGAATGCTTATATACAAAATACCGCCGCAGGTAAAATGGAACGCGTTAATCCTTCATTATTAAAAATAATGAAAGAACGTGATGTTTATTCACCTACTATTGTTAAAGACATTATTAAAAATAACGGTTCTGTGCAACACGTTGACTGGTTATCTGGCCATGAGAAAGATGTATTTAAAACTGCATTTGAAATCAATCAGCATCAGATTATTCGGTTAGCATCGGCAAGACAACGATATATAGATCAAGCACAAAGTATCAATCTGTTCTTTTCTGCCGGTGAATCCGAGGAGTATATTTCAGAGGTGCACAAATCAGCATTTTTAGATCCATATATTAAGTCTTTATATTACATCAGAAGTGAATCCGGTGTAAATACAAGTAAAGGCGAATGCACAAGTTGTCACGGTTGAGGAATTATGGAAATTAAGAAAACTACAGTATACTCTATAAATCTTAACGGAAAGTGTTTTACCTTATCCGATCAAGAAGCAAAAGAGTTATACAACGAACTTAAAATTTTATTGGACGTTAGACCTGCTCCGGTTACGGCTACGCCATATTGGATTCCGCCAACCTCTGGTGATATGCCGCCAACGTATCAAACTCCGGTTTGGTATGGTAACTTTAATATTAAAACTCAAAATGAACAGGAAACAGATAAATGAATAAATTATTAGCACTAGCATTATTATTAGCATCAACTCAAGTATTTGCTGCAAAAGAAAAAGAAACCGTGACTTATGAATGGAAAGTGGTTAAGGTATTGGATGGCGACACCATTAAATTTGAAGCAGATTGGATGCCTAAACCATTGAAACCTGAAGTGTCCATTAGAGTATTGGGTATCGATACCCCAGAAAAGAAACCTAGAAATAAATGCGAACAAGAAGATGCTTTAGCACAAAAAGCATCGGCATTTACTAAAGAAGCAATTACCAAAGGCAAAAAGATTGAGGTAAAACTAGAATCGCACGATAAATACGGCGGTAGAATGTTAGGATATGTGGTTATTGATGGTAAAAACCTTGGCGATGAATTGATTACCAATGGATTAGCAAGAGCGTATCACGGCGAAGCAAAATCGTCGTGGTGCGAATAATAAACATAGGGAAATAAAAATGTCAGTATCAAAAACTTTTGAATGTCAAAATTGCGAATCTGAAGGTAAAATTGTAATTAAAGGCGATGACGTAACGTTGGCAGACATCTCAGTTTGCCCAGTCTGCGGTTCGTCTATTTTCGAAGAAGACGATGATTTTAGCGAGTATTAATGACTTGGTATCACAAGGATGTAGAAGTCGCTGAGTTACCAGACGACGCTGTCGGGTTTGTGTATATAATTACATGTATACCGACAGGTCGTCGATATTTGGGTAAAAAACTAGGACAGTTTACGAAAACGAAGACAAAAACAGTTAAACTCAAAAATGGCACATCTAAAAAGAAGAAGGTTCGCGAGAAAGTGGATAGCGATTGGCGCGATTACTACGGTTCTTCTGACGCTCTTAAAGCAGATATCGAACTGCTTGGCATAGAACAGTTTAAACGGGAAATCGTACATTTCTGTCTCTCTAAGTCTTCATGCTCCTACCTAGAAGCGAAATTGCAGTTTCAATATGACGTGCTGGAGGATGATAGTTGGTACAACAACAACATCATGATTCGGGTGCACGGAAACCACATCAGAAACAAAAAGTTGACTGTTTCGTTTTAAGAAACAGTCTTTTTCTTTTTTCTGTCAAAAAAGTTCTTTACTTCCTCTGTCGACTGCGGTATACTAACCCTGTCAATTAAATTATGAGGAAGTGAAAATGAGAAAAACTTTTAACATCGAAGAGTTCAAACAAACGATCAACGAATCTTTGGCGAACAGCACTTGCTCGCCCAGCGTTAGATCTGGTATGATTTTTGCTCTTGACTCTGTGTTACATCAAGCAAACGCTTACGATGGATTTAGATATCTTAATCAAAATGAAGTGGCAGAAGATGCACTTCCTGGTGTGCGAGTAGACTCCGACGGATGCGCATTGCCATTTGATCAACGCTTTGTGAACACCGATGTAACGCGCGTTCGCTACTACTAAAAAAATTCTTTACTTTCGCTAAGAGTTGCGGTATACTAAGTTATAAATTTGAAAAACTGGAACTGTATTATGAAACTTGAAACCGCTATAAAACAACTTCAAAAAGAAGCAGGATACTTGGGCGTTTCTGTCAATCGAGTAAAAGACATGATTCAAACCTTACCTTCGGCATTCCCAAAGAAAACAGTCGATGCATTCAGAACTTTAGAATCAGTTAAATTAGCATAGGATTTTATCATGACAAAAACGCAAGCGCAGCAAGTTGAAGATGCCATTGTTATTTGTATTGAAGACCACAATATGAACCAAGAACAAATGTTAAAATATATCACAGATACTTACAAAGTATCGCCTGTTTTTGTGTTAAACGCTTACAAGGAAATGTATGAAGACGAAGAAGAATCCGGTAGCAAAGGCAGTTAGAACGCCAAGATTTAAAATTCAAGTAGTAAAATCCAAAAAACTTTATAATAGAAGAGCGAAAAATTATGAGCAATATGATTGATTACACCGAAACTGAAACCCAAGAAATGGTACAAAACCTATTACATATTGGACCAACAACCGTTATTTTTATGAAAAAAGACGGAACTGAACGCACTATGAAGTGTACATTGAAAGAATCTTTGATTCCGTCCGATAAAGCACCGAAAGGCGATTCCAATAGAAAAACAAACAATACAGTTCAACCTGTATTTGATTTAGATATCGGCGATTGGCGGTCGTTTACTTGGAGTTCGATTACAGAGGTCTCTGTATGAGTCATAAAAAAGAATCGGCGATTACCATAGGATTTCTGACATTGTCTGCAATTGCTTTAGTAATCATAGGACCATTGGCGATTATCTGGTCGTTGAATACGTTGTTTCCGGTATTATCAATTCCATATACATTGGAAACATGGTTCGCGACAGTTTTTCTTTCATCAGTTTTTAAAACAAAGGTAGGTAAATAATATGAGTTTCAATATCACAAACCCAGCAGACAAAAAACGTGTTAAAGACGCATTATTTGAAATCTCTGGTTCGTATGCTAGAATTGAAGGCGAACGCGACTTGATTAAAACTGTGGTGAAAGACCTTGCCGATGAATATGAGTTATCCAAAAAACAGGTTAATAAAATTGCTCGTGCATATCACAAACAGAACTATAATCAACAGGTCGCCGAGTCAGAAGAGTTTCAGGAACTGTACGAGTCTTTGTTAGAATCTGAATAAATCGCTTTACTTTTCTGGGCAACCGCAGTATACTAAGTTTTTTATTGAGGAATTTATCCTATGTCTGAAGAAGTTAAATTAAGCAAAAAAGAGCAGTATGCTGCCCAGAAACGCGATAAGCAAGCAGCGATAAAAGAAAAACGAAGAGAGATTGCATCAAAGATTGGCGGTGGCGCAGAACCCGACGTCAATCCTCTCAACTACAGACTTTCTATTATGATTGCTCTGAATTGGTATAACGTAAACGCCGATTATAAACAATACCGTTCTTGGTTAAATGAGTATCTAATCAACACGGAAAGAAAGAAGTTG